CAAGCTGTGCGAGATAATCTTCGTGACCATGAACTGATGGCTTTTGACGTAAAAGTAAAAGCCCCGAATATTATGCCTATAGAATTACGAATTGAATTTTCCGGCGATGCGTCTGAAGGAGAAATAACGCTTGTCGCGGATAGTTATGTGAATAATCTCGGTATCGGTGGACGTTTCAAACTCGCTGATCTTTATAAAATGTATCAACCGATGAATCTAAAGACCGTTGAGATCGTATCACCTGAAAGGGATGTCCAGCCCGATGGGGACGCTATAATCGAAGCCTCTATAACGGCTGTAAAGGCGGCATCATGATAAATTGGATTAAAGAAAATATTGACCCACCGGGAATGGAGAAAAAAAATCGCGGTTCTCTTTTTTCCGCAATCGGTAGAATATTTGAGATTGTCCAAAGAGATGCTGAAAAAGCATTTAAAGCCCATTTTCCATATCTAGCTGATCCACAAACACTGCGGAAACACGGAGAGTCATTAAACATTCCAGAATTGCCCTATGATTCCGAAGCGGATTATCGGGAACGTGTGGCAACTGCGTCTTTTTATCTTTCTAAAGCCGGAGAAAGAAAATATATTTTAGATCAGCTTGAAACGCGCTTTGGAAGCAGATATTTAATTCGTGACGAATTTCTGAAAGTATATCTCGAAATAAGCGAGCTGAATTCTATTGACAGAACATGGGTATTTGAATTTTTGGATAATATATTAGACCCGAATATTTACTTGTCAATTGCAGAAATATTTTTTTATATCGAAACTGTAGTTATAACTGATATCCTATTAATTTCTGTTATAAAAAACGCAGAGGAATATTTTATCAATCCTTTAAAATACAATGGAATGATTAAGTATGACGGAAAAACAGTTAATAAAAAAATAAAAGTTAGAGCCAAATATAACGGACGTTTCAAATATAACGGAGACGCAAAATATAACGGAACAGGGAAAGTTGATGTCGAACACGAGCCAATACCGCCATTTAAATACAGATCAGGAATTGTTGATGTGCTTGACTTTATGATGCCTGTTAACGGCGAAGTAGACAATCTTAAAATGCTCGAAAGTGTTTCAGTCGGAATGAGAAAACATCAAAAATATAATGGCGAGTACAAATATAATGGCGCGATTAAATATAACGGCATGAAACTTATCCCGTTGGGGTAAAAATAAATTATGGAGGTTTTTGATGAATAAACAATTTGAGGATGTTCCAATAAAAGGGATGTTCAGAATGAGAGTTTTGCAATCCGGTCTTCTGGTGGAAGAATACGAAGAACGCAATCTCGTTGTGAATGGAGCGAGATTGCAGATGGCGCATCTTGTTTCAGGAGAGATTAATATGCGGCATATTGCAAAAATTGCTTTTGGCACGAATGGGAAAATGCCTGAACTGACTGATTCAGCTATAACGAACCAATTTGCAAAACCGATTTCAAATTTTTCTTATCCCGAAGACGGAAGAGTACAGTTTAATTGGGAATTGCTAGTAACTGAAAATAACGGCATGGCAATTCTCGAATTTGGTCTGCTTACCGCTGATGGTACGCTGTTTGCACGAAAGTCAAGGGAGAATCCTATTCATAAACAGAAGGACATCTCTCTTGAAGGTCAATGGACTATTATTTTTAATTAGGAGGAAAATAATGGCAAACTTTTTAGAACCTGTAAATCCATCTTTCCCAGAGGTTTACGAAATTTCAATTGATGATGATGTCATCGCCGGAGAAGGAGAAGAAGCAGTTGCAAATCGACAAGCCAGACAGCTTGTTGAAAGGACTGCCTTCAACAAAAAGGCTAATGAAGCCACACAAGAGCAAGTGGACGCGAACCGCGCGGATATTGATATACATACCACATCAATAAACTCAATGAAAGGGCGCGGCGGTTATCTTACTGCTTTTGATTTTGGTAAATCAAACCTTACTCAAAAGGAGTTGAATGATTATGCTCTTACGCAAATACATTCTAAAGACCCGAATGATATCTGGAACGGAACTCACGTCAAAAACCTATTTGATAGTCACGTCTGGGCGTTAACAAACACACCAGAAACCGATCCGCCCATTCATGAGTGGTGTGATGATGGGTTCGATGCGATAAAAACCGCTGATCAAAATGTTCTCGGCGTTGTCATGGGAAGCACAGATGAAGGATCAGTATCTGTTGATCCTTTAACCGGAAAAATGAGCATCATACTTCCGACAGGTCTTGTCGCGGCAAACTCGCTTCCACTTATTTCAAAGTATAGACCGTATGCCATAGCCTCCGGCAAAAAACAAATTACTATTCGGCGCGGTACTTATATCCCATTGACAGTTGACGGCGTTGAACGCTGGTATAAAGCAGATGCTGATGTGGTGTTGAATGTAGAAACTCTGCTTGGCTCTTCATTGCTACCGGGCAAGGATTACACAATTTTCCTTGTTCCGCAAGGCGATGGTTTGAAAATACGAATTGATACTGCTGATGTTCCGCAAGGCTTTAACTCAAATCAGGTTCTCGCCATTATCGGTTTTCATACTCTTTGTGTTTCTGTTGGCACAGGTTTGGATTATATGTTTGGCGGTATTTCTCAAGATCATCCTCTGAACGGATATAATGCCGGAGATATCCTTCCGCAGTCGGTTTGGTGTTTAAACCATAGACCGCACAGCAGTCCGAAAGGAATGGTATATATTCCAACACTTGATTTCTGGTGTGATATTTACCTGCAATCTGGAACCGGAGTAAATACGAAATCAGTTTATCAAGGAGCGATTACACGAAGCCGCCAATATGTCGATTTTGTCGAGGATCAGTTCTGCGTAAATAAGTCACTGCTCAATGATGAGGAATTTGCGGCGGCGATGCTTGGGTCAAACGAAAGAACGGCTGTACTCGGTGCAAATGAAACTGGAGCAACAAGCGGTGGAGCCGGAGGACGAAAGGATACTGCAAATCGGCGCATGATATCTATTTACGGAGTGGAAGAAGGATGCGGAAGCTTGTGGCAATGGCTCGCTACGACATCGGCGGCAGGCAGTGGCAGTTGGAATACTCAAAACGGTGGCAAAGGCGATTATTACGGCGGTTGTTATGCTCTTCTGGCGGGTGGCGGTTGGACCCATGGCGCGAGCTGCGGTTCGCGTTGCCGTGCTGCGGCAGACTCGCGGTCGGATTCGAACACGGCTATCGGCGGTCGGGGGCGGAGCCGTCCAATGCGATTATACGGGTGAACCTATTGACACGTTATTCGAGCAAAAGTATAATACGTTATTCGGGCTTCGGAAATCGAACCTCGTTATACGAAGCAAAATTTTTAACCTGAATGAGCAAAGGGTCTGAACCCCAGTCTTCTGGCAGGTGGCAATTGGAACAATGGCGCGAACTGCGGTTCGCGTTGCCGTAATGCGGAAAACTCGCGGTCGAATTCGAACACGAATATCGGCGGTCGGGGGCAGAGACATAGGGACGGCGTCTGCTTACTCTACGGCTGGACGCTTTGCTCTGTTGAGTTGCTTATGTCAACCAGCAAAACACGAAAAAGAGGGGCTGTGTTGTTAGTAACCTGTTAGGTGAAAGTAACACAGCCCAATTTTAAGGAAGCAATGCGGCGGCATGGAAATCTATGGGCAAAAATTGTCGATATTGAAAATATAAGGCTTGCCTTTCACAAAGCAGCCTTAAATAAAAACTCTCATTTGAACGTCCAAAAGACAAAAGAAAATCTTGAAGAGAAGCTGGAGAATATAAGAATCTCCCTTGTAAATAAAACTTTTACAACATCCAAATATTGGGAAAAAGTAGTTTTTGAGCCTAAAAAAAGAACAATTTATATTTTGCCTTTTTATCCAGACAGAATAATTCAACACGCATTGATGAATTTGATAGCTCCTATTTGGGATAATATGTTTATTACTGATTCTTATGCTTGCCGTGAAAAAAAAGGGCTTCACGCTGGCAGTTTGCGGACAATGGAATTTGTAAGGCGAAACAAATATGTATTAAAATGTGATATTAGTAAATTCTACCCTTCAATGAACCATGATATTTTATTAGAAATAATAAAACGAAAAATAAAATGTCCGGATAGTTTATGGCTTATTGAAAACATCATTCGGAGTTTTCCCGGTGAGAATAATGTTCCCATTGGCAATTTTACCAGCCAATGGTTCGGAAATCTTTACATGAATGAAGTTGATCAGTTTGTGAAACACGAGCTTCAAAAAAAATACGGACATATTGATTATGTCAGATACTGCGATGATTTTTGCCTATTCAATAATGACAAAAAAATACTAAAAACAGCCAGAGAAGAAATAAGACAGTTTTTAGATGAAAAATTAAAACTTAAATTCAGCAAGTGCGATATTTTTCCAATAAAGCATGGCGTTGATTTTCTAGGGTACAGGCATTTTGATAATTATATTTTATTGCGGAAACGGACAACCAAAAGAGTACGGAAGCGGCTTGCCGCGCTTCCGAGGCTTTATGAAAAAAAGAAAATCACAGCCGAACAATTCCGGTCATCTGTCGCCTCTACATGGGGCTGGTTAAAACACGCGAATACGTACAATTTACAGATAAAAATAAAACTTAATGAATTAAAGAAAATAATAGGAGAATTAAATGAATAAGTTTTCTGATTTCGCTGATACATCAATTTCCCCTGTCATGGACGGAAAAAAAGTGTCTCTTGACGATATTCTTGATAAGGAGATAGTTGTACTCCGGTATAGGATAAAAAAGACTAAATTCAGCGAAGCAAAAAATCCTGAATGCCTTACTGTGCAATTTGCGTACCCTGAAAATGAGGATGTCCACTTTGTTTTCTTTTCCGGCTCCAGCGTTCTTATGCAACAGCTTGAGAAGTATCAGGATAAACTCCCTTTTTCAGCTTCGATTAAAAAAGTGGGTAAATATTTCACTTTCTCGTAACGAAAAAACGAAAGAAACGTATTAAAATAATTTCTTCAAATATTTTGTTTGAAAATTTGCGTTATTCCATTTTATTCTCATAAAAGACACCAGCGTTGCTGGTAAACAGGTGATGAACCTGCAATAACGGGCAGAAACCCGGTAGCGGTAACTACCGGGCAGGCGTTGTGACCGCCTTCAGAGTTGCCTCCGATTCCACCCGACCACACACAGAATTGTTGGGTATTATGAATTTCGGCAAATCTTGCCTTCAGGTTAACGTCCGTAATATGGGAGGGAGTATGAAAACTCCATTGTCATACTACGGTGGCAAGCAACAGCTTGCCAAAATCATTCTGGGGCTGATACCGCCCCATCGGATATATTGCGAGCCTTTTCTCGGAGGAGCCGCAATATTTTTTGCTAAAGAGCCTTCAAAAGTTGAGATTATCAACGATACCAACGGCGAGATAATCAACTTTTATGAGGTGTTAAAGCGTGATTTTACGGCTCTTGAAAAAGAGGTAAATATAAGCCTTCACAGCCGGAAATTGCACACCCATGCATGGGTGATCTACCAGAACCCAGAGTTATTCGACCGGATAAAAAGAGCATGGGCTATTTGGATGCTGGCTAACTCATCCTACGGCCATATGCTTGACGGCGGGTTCGGCTATGACAGAACCACAGGCGGGACTACAAAAAAGCTGGCAAACAAGAGAATCAATTTTACCGAAGACTATGCCATCCGGCTCCAGAACGCGCAAATAGAATGTTGTGAC